TAAATTTTCTAGTGTTTATAATAATGAAGGTTAGAATTCCAATACGTAATAGTGGTATCATGAGCGCGCATGGTTACGAAAATGTGCGTGAAAAAAGTGATCTCGCTCGTCATCGAGCGTTGGTCCGTGTGATTCGAGCAGGTGAACCTCCTCTCGGTCTTTTTAGAAGACTTAATGTTTTAATGATTTTGTTCAAGCGAACAGATCCAAAGTTGAGCAAATTGTTCAAAAAAGATCGTGACTGGGTCAAAGAAAAATATATGTAAACATAAATGTCTATACTGTATAGTCGACTCCGAATTAGAAAACCTATTCCAGAGCCGGAACCAGAACCAGAACCAGAGCCGGAGCCCATTCCAGAGCCGGAGCCGGAGCCGGAACCTAAAAAGAAATTTAGATTTCCTTTTCTAGTGTGCGTGACAGCGTGTATAATAATTTCAAAATTAGTGTAATGGACTTTGACATATGTTGTGAATTTGGGTATGAACTAGCGCTCGTCTTACCATACGTTTATTATTTACATATAAACGATAAACTTAAATCGACTATAAGTTCAAAAAATACGAAAGAATTGTATTATTTTAGTGAAAATCACAGTGAAAAATACGACGTTAGAAAGTACAATATAATAAATACACTTCCAAATATAAATTTATCTCAGAGCTCTTTTAATTATGATGAATATTTACCACCACCCTATAAAAACATATTCAAAAATAGTGAGTTTGTTTTTGAAAAACCACTATTGATAATACAGAATAAATATAATATCGAATGGGGCAAGCCTCCTATCAATTTCATAGATAGAGATACAATTTCCAAGATATTTCAAATGTGTAATGATACATTTACTATAGTCTATAATAGACCAAAATCAAAAAATATAGTCGACGATAACTCACAAATCTTAGATTTGAAAGAAGAAGACCTATTAAAAAAATACAATATCATCGATGCAAACGAATTATATGAAAAATATAAAGAAAAATATAATTTTAACCACTTTCAATTGCTTTTACATGCGAATTGTGATCATTTTATATCCGTTCAAGGTGGTACATCCGCATTTTGTTCTTACTTTGGTGGAAAAAATATAATTTTCGCAACATGTGGCTCGGAGGTGAAGTATAATCTTTACGATACATTATTTAAAAAATTATCCAACTCTGAGATATTTCACACAAACAATTACAATTCACTAATTCAAATAGTTAAAGAAAAGTACTTAAAGTAACGTAATGGAAAGTTGCGGTGTATGCTGCGAAACTTTTAATAAAACAAATCACAAAAAAGTTGACTGCCCTTTTTGTGACTTGTTAAGTTGTCGTATATGTTGTCAGACTTATTTATTATCGACACCCGAAGATCCTCATTGCATGGGGTGTAAAAATTTGTGGAATCGCGAATTTGTAGATAGTTTCTGTACAAAGTATTTTAGAAATACAGAATACAGACGTTACCGAGCGACTATATTATTTGATCGCGAAAAGATTCGAATGCCGGAAACACAGACAGATGTTGAACGCATACTCGCCATGCGTCAACTTACAGACATTCTCAGTGACCAGAGAAACAAACTCATTAAACTTCATAATAGATATACCATAGAAGGTATTTCAGTAGATCAAAGGCGAGATATGAAGGAACTTCAAGACCTCAATATGGAAATGACACGGACATTTGAAGATCTTAACAGGTTAAGAAATGGTGCGACAGTTGGAGATCATAGTCATCCGTTAACACTTGTTCGAAAATGTCCATACGAAAACTGTAAAGGTTTCATGAATGAGGATTGGTTTTGTGGATTATGCAAGAATACATTTTGTGAACATTGCAATGAGCTCATAAAAGATGGTCACGTATGCGATCCTAACGCGGTTGAAACTATGAAGCTCTTGAAGAAAGATACAAAGCCTTGTCCAAAATGCGGAACTATGATCCATAAATTGAGTGGATGTTCTCAGATGTGGTGTCCAGATTGTCACACAGCATTTGATTGGAGATCCGGAAGAATAGAGATGGGTCGAATACATAATCCGCATTATGTCGAATTCAAAAATAAATTTTCACTGAATCGCGAGCACGGAGATATTCCGTGTGGTGGTATACCCAACTACGACGAACTCCGAGACGACAATTTCATGACGAGCGTTCGAAAAATTGTGAGTCAATATAACCGTGAAATAAATTTTAGATACGACGAGATTATGGATGATGATAATAGATGGCTTCGAACCATGTATATGTTGAATGACATGGATGAGGAATCTTTTAAAAAGGAACTTCAACGAAGAGATAAGACGCGTGAAAAGTATAGAGACATACGAAACATATTTCAGATGTTTGTAGATACAGCGGGTGACCTTCTCAGACAGTTTGTATTAGATAAACCAAAGCGTGAAGATATTAAAGTTGTATTAATAAAACTAGCTCGTTACACGAATAGCGAAATTAGAAAGATTCACAGTCGCTATAAATGTATCACGCCATATTTAATACAGATATCTTAGCATGAACTATAAACATTAAATGCTATGGTTGTTCTTCCAGCCATTTTGACCGCACGGACAAAGTGGTGCAAATTAGAAGAAAAAACCATGACTGTACCTTCTCTTATATCTTCCACATGGGATGTATCAAACGTCGATGATATATGAGGTTTACAAAATGGCGCATACCCATGTATATGATCGATGAATATAGTGGAACTTTTATCGTTATCGTCATTTATTATGTACACAAGTGAGAAAGTTGGATAAAATATTTCACCATCACTTATCACCGGTGGGCTTTTATGTGAATGCATTTCTTGAAAGTCACCCACATCGTAGGTGTTAAACCAATAAGATTTTAAGATATAGTTTGATGGTGCAATCTCACATTCATTTATCATATTTTCAATGGGTTCCCATACCAACTTGTGAATAATCTCTTCCGAAAGGAACATATCTTGATTTTTACTATTGAAATTGGTTGTCATGTTACATGCTGTAAATGGATTTTCAGGTACAGACTTTTCCTTCTCGCGAATGACTGGCAGTATCTCCTTTTTTATATTATCATGATCTTCTATTTTTTGCCAATAAACATAGTTGGTTGGAAATTGAAAATGTGGCATCTTACTTAAAAGTTACTGCAGTCTTTAAATTCAATCAAAAATGAGTTTATAAAAACGTTCCAATACATATGCTTCAATTGGACATACATCATGATCAACTAACTTCAATATTTTTAGGTATAATTCTTTAGGATGTTTTAAGATTCTTTCTTTGGAAACAATAAATTGTGCACCCGCACCAAACAAAAATTCATCGTCATTACCCTTGTTTTCAAAAATATATTCATATACCTCTCGAAGAGGTAAGCCTCTATGATGGCGACACCCGTTTAAATTACATGCAATAATCCGCTCACTCAAAAATTCAAAATTTACATTGCTTGTATCGTTTGAATACATTTTTAAATTTTCTATAACATTCGGTGAATGATCAAAGGGATTCCCTTGTAAAAATACCGTGTAATTATCTAAATTATCATAATTATCACAAATATGCTTTAAATATGTATGTGCTTCTCTACCCACATTATCTAAAGCAATTTGTTGATGATCTGTGTTTACTGGTTGTCCTTTATTATAAATGACGACATTCGAAAATTGATTTGTCCACGTGATATCTTCGTTATAGCGTGCAACTACAATCTTCATTATTATATTACTCACCAAATAAATAACTCCTAGATTTCGACATAGATATCTTTATCTTGTTGAATGGCCACCAAGTCCACATTTGTTTTACATAAGAAAAAGAAACGAAGAGAAACCAGTAACCGCGATGGATCTTCATGAATTTGAAGTTGCTTCTAATCACGATTGTCGGTCAAAATAGTTTCAAGAACAAACAACATAAGAAGTAAAGTCAAGAGATCTCTAAGGTGATGGACATAGAGGCCTTAGCCAAAGAAGTATACACACTCAGGGGAGGTTTCTCCGAATGTGTATATCACACTGCGATGGAAGTCTTGTTACGTAGACTTGGGGTTCCGTATGAATCAGAGCGTATAGTTCCAATAGTATTTCAGGGTCATGTCATCGGGAATCTAAGAGCTGATATCATCATCAATAATGAGATTGTTTTAGAGTTTAAGACTATCAAAACACTCAATGATCAGACAGAGATGCAGGCGCGTAACTATCTGAGTCTGACTGGATTGAAGACTGCGTATCTGATAAACTTTCCTCCGTTTCCGAATCGGGAGGTCGAGATTCGTTGCATTGTTGTAGAAGAACCATAAATGGGAATACATATGCCATGACTTTATAGAATTCTTGTGTTTCGTCATACTGCTCCTTAGGATCACCGGATAATAGTTCATTCGCTCTGTTTAAATGATATTTTGCCTCCTTTATACAGAACTCTGTATATTTGTCCATTATGAATATTGAACATCAACTCTTTAAACCGTTGCTATGAATTCCCATCGAAGATCGTTGCATATATTTTTCCATATGACATCTTGATGATACAACTTTTCTTTCGACTTCAAAAGTGGAAAGTATTGTAAATATTGATCCTCACCCAAAAGTTCACAAAATTTATAAAGTACATACGAATAACTCAAAAAGTTTTTACGATCTTTAGGACAGTTATCGTCGAATGGTTTTTGAATATCTTTGAACATGATTCGAAGTTTTTCTTCCAATTCCTGTGGCATGTTTGGTGGTTTTATACCATTCAGTATATTTGTGATGTATGGAACGTGTTCATAAAATTTATTCCATTTCAATTTCTTCAAAAGACTTCGAATCTTTGTGTGTGTGATTTCATCCATCGATTTGATTTTCATCTTCTTCAACTCTAGACGAAGTTGTTCGATGACCTCATCTGGTATCGTCGTCATCTCTTGCGCTTGAAATTGTGACAACCATTCATTAAAGTGATTTTCTCTTTTGTATGAATAATTTATAATCTTTTCAAACATTTCTTGTTCTTCTTTGTAGGTTGGTTCTTCGTTATTTAGAACCACGGCTACGCGACCACAACTATCACATACGGCATCACTCGTATCACTAAAAAAAACTATATTGCTACTCTCACAAAAACCACACGCGTCACTCTTCTTAATGTGTGGTCTAGATATATTCTGATTTTCGACATCTATGAGATAGTCCGTGAATATATCTTTACGTTTAATACCATTTGTTTCAACAACATTGAATATATTATCAGTTGAAACAACTTCTTCGGTATCTTCCGTATATTTGTTCATGTAAGGCATACATTTTATAATGTAATCACTCATATCAGATTCATATTGACCTCGCATTGTGGGATCTTCGTCTATAAGAGATTTCCAGTTATCTAATTTGTTCTTATATCTACTTAAAAAGTTACCTTCCATTACTATAAATGATAATGCTTCGTAATCTTTTAAGCCATCTCATTATATGGATTTATGGTATCTACCGTAAATTTACGGATAGAAACGATTTTAAAATTGAATCTAAACAACTCGAGTACTATGTTGACCACACTAAAAAATACAATGTAACCGAAGATGGATTTTGGAAACGCGAATCCAAGCATTGGAAAGATAATGTACTCGATAATTATTTTGTTGATGTGACTGACGAAGACTTATATCACACCGAGGACATTCCAGAAAATGTGACGAAGACAATCTTACGAATTAAATATTGGTACGGAAATAAACAATACAAGTTTATTACTATGGATATCAAGAGTCCGTGGCCGGTCACTTTTAATAACACGATATCATTCAGTATTCCAATGATAAGCGTTACACTTCTTGATAATAATAATAAACCTGTACGAGACATAACAAACAAGGTCAGACGATATGCGGGACCAAAGAGCGACTTTCACGGACAAGACGTACCTATCAAATATATGTTGTACTACGACGAGGAGACCCTTAAGAATGAGTATCCAAAAATTAAATTAGTAAACGCGCTTGGGCTTACTAAAGTTGTATCATCTTACGAAGATCTCATAACGAGTCTTCGGATACCTTAGACGCGAGATAAAACTTAAGTTCACCAAGGTCTGCCACATTATATTTCAATATCAAAAATTTACTGTTTGCTTCTTGCATGAGTTGTACAGTTGAACACATACTCGTCGCCTTTGTAAACGTATTCATATACCGAAGTGAATAAGTCCCTGAGACGTGCGGACTTTCGTCGACACATTCAATCGATGTTTCTTGATTGGCGAAATCCCCCGAGCATCTCATGGTTAATAGATTCGCATGTCTAATAATTTCAATATTGGTACCGATGTTAGACATGTCTCGACACATTCTCTGGAAGTCGGCCGATTGCATGGTCGTCACAGTCGTCATATCAATGACAGGAACTTCAATTCTATTTTCATTGATATCTAATAATTTGAGTTGAAAGTCGGTGGTCGTCTTCTTAGCTTCACTTTTAATTGTAATGTTCATATATTCCTTTGAATTCACAGACATAGTCAATACATCGTTGTTTGTAATTGTTTTCAAAAGTTTGAATGTATTTGAGATGTTTATACCAGCTAAGATCTCTTGGTCGCATTCATACTCGTCAAAATTTTCAGCCGCGAGGAAGACATCCACGAGAGCGACTCTCGCGGTATCGAGTGTAATGATATACATGCCATCGGGTTTAAAGTAAATATTTACGTCATTGAGAATATCTTTAAGAACCTCAAAGGTTGACTTAATCGCCGATGCTTGTATTGTTACAAGTTTCATAACTAGTCTAGTATCGCGTTATGTCTTTATATTATTATACGCTTCATTCACACTGCGATTAATTTTATCTTCCAAATCCTTTGTCATCGCAGGTTGTAAAGAGACGCCGTAATTATCCAAATTAAATATACCATCATCACCATCTTTACCGTCAATCGAACACATTCCACCACCAAAATCTCCAAATTCATAATGCGATAATTCGTTATTTGGGAGTAATGACGTGAGCCAGTTTTTGATTTCTTTACCGACGAGCAATTTACCATTTTTAGTAAGCATGGTTGGTACGCGTGTAATACTGGACCTATAGTTGTACGGTATGCCTTGTGTGTTTATGTTGTGTAATTTTACAAGTTGTTTCAACTGTGAATTATTATTGATATACTCAATAATATCCAGGCTGTGGGGACAGTTCGGACTATACACCAGAAGAGACATATGCTATAAATAGTTCATTTATTTCTGTAAAAAAATTAACGCATATAATAGTAATGAATAACATCGCCATTCTTATCGCTCTGGTAATTGCTCTCACTCTGATATTTTTTCCAGGTAGCCCCACAAGCACCGTGAGACAAACTGAGATATCGACAACGAATGATATTGATAACTATGTCGAAAGTAAAGCCGAAATTGGGCATGACCTGATGAATGATATTGTTCTCGTGACAAACAACTACATAACAGAAAAGTATAATAAACCCACATACATCATCGAAACAATTGCAGTCAAGAAATACGAACACAAGACTATGCGTGGTGACATGTTTTATCGATGTATGTTCATGGTGATGAGTCGTGAAGGTTTTGTGTCTGGATTTACAGTGACAGCCGATGTACGTGTCACACCCAAGACCGAAGTGATTGCGTTGACGAAACAACCGATCGATGTAAAACTCCCAGGTGATACATCCCCGTATGAACAAACCGACATTGGTGGTCAAGATTTCTTTGAGTACACATTGATCAAGGAAAAGGTGAGTGTGACTTCGGATGAGTTCAATTTGGCTAAAAATAAATTACAGTAAATGTAATGATCAATGTCTCTGATATCGTAAACATTGAATCTAATCGTAAAAAGATTAAGAAAGAGTTGTATACGAAAATATACGAACAGTTCTGTCGAAAGATTAAGTATACGGTTGAGATGGGTGGTAAGCAAGTATTTTTGCGTGTGCCGTCGGTTGTATTCGGTTATCCGACATTTGACAGAACGCACGCATGTACATATCTAAAGCGACAACTTGAACTCGGAGGATTCGTTGTCAGGGTGATATCAAATATAGACTTACACGTGACATGGAAAACGCCACAATCATCAAGAGTGGATAGTGCGCGTGCACCCGATGAAGTAGAATTACCATCGTTTATAAATTTGAAAAAGATAGCAAATAAATACAGGAAAGATATTCAGTAATACTCGAGGTCATGCGTGCAAGACTTAAAGTTTAAAATGTAAAAATACTATATATTCATGTCTGACACACTCAATATTATGGTTGAGGCTAAACGTGAATACATTGGTCAATTGTGCAGTGTAATGTGCCCGCCTATGATTGAAGTTTTCGCAGAGATGTACGAAGAAGCGTCAAAGCTTTCAAAGGGGCGAAAGGTTTTGATTATGTATCAGAAATTGTTAAAGGAAGTACCCAATTGGAGTAACGCCATGTCGAAGAAACACGCGGATAATGTCACGAGTCGATGCGCGTGGTTTAATGATTTGTTGGCTGCGGTGTTTGTGGCGTGTACTAAGATTCTGTCTTCGGTGAGACTGAACGCAGATAATAAAAAGATTGCATTGAAGCTTCCATCCAATGAAGTATTTATTCAAACGTGTTATAATAATGCAGCTAAAGAACTCTATAAGGATCCATACGTGTATCACGAAGAACAATCAGAACATATCCGTGACAGTCAGTTGCGACTCCGCTTCTGTGCGAGTATCGAAGAAACTGTGAAGGAGCTTATTCCGGTGCAACAAATTCTCCAAACATACATGTCACAAGCCGATCGGAATATTGATTTGGGTGGTGACGCCATGCATACAGACACAGAAGATCCTGATATTTATGATGAAATGACTGAGGAACCGGAGCCGGAAACATTCGAGGAACCGGAAACATTTCGGGAACCGGAACCTGTGATGGAACCGGAACCTGTGACGGAACCGCAACCGCAACCGATGGTAAGTGGTCTTGATAATGAATTCAAGACTATACAGAATGTCCCGGCTCCCCCAGGTGACATCGAGGATGATGATGTCCTTTTTGGTGATGCTGCCGATGAGAGAACAAAAAAAGTTGGTTATAATTAAATGGAACTCTCAGACTATCTCCGCGACCCGATGTGGGCCGGTCTCATCGCCGCCGCGATCACTGCGGGTTATATACACTTGAAAGCTCGTCTTAACAACGAAGATAAGCTCCCAAATAGCAGCTATGTGAAACCAGCTGTGCTTAACTTGATTCTCGTGTATTTTATTGTAGCAAACGGTTTAGGACAACGCGAAACGATATCGTCTGAACCCTTCTGACTTAAAGATTAGATGGTACTAGTACATAGTAAAATGGCTTCCGTGACTGCATTCAATGATATGATGGGTCAATTTCTTGTGGAATTGCACAAGACTTTTCCAGAGGAAAAAGGAATCAAAAAATTTATGACGTCTTTTGACTTACTTAGATCTGCTAACCCACGTAAGTGTGTGGAGGCATACATGGCGGGTGTATCTGCTCATGCCGGTAAAATTTCTCAAAAAGATGACACCTTCTTTACGGATGATATTAAGAACATCGAGTTTCTCAAAGACCTGAACATTGAGGAATATTGGAGTGAAAAGATGACGGATGGCACCAAGAATGCTGTGTGGCAATATTTGCAAACGCTGTACATGCTTGGTACGACTATCACGTCGATCCCACAAGAGACGCTTTCACTCATCGAAAGTGTGGCTAAGGATTGTGCCGATAAGATCCAGACGGGTGATGGTCAAATTGATGAAAAGGCACTCATGAGCATGTTTAGTAGCATGTTGAAAAAATAAACTCATAGTATATAAATGAAGGTTTGGTTTGAGGACCCGCGAGAACTTATTCATATGGATAAGGTCTTACAGTTCTGGCCTACTAATACCCAGTCGGCAGATGAGCGTGTGAATGCTGCATCTCGATTTATTATTTATGCCGCATGTTTTGTCTATTTAATTCGACGTGATCCTAGAATTTTTGTTCTCGCGACGACTGTTCTAGGTGTTCTTTATGTTATGTATAATTCTGAGATGATCAAGGAGGGTGAAGCTCGACCGACACGTATCGAAGAGATGGCTGAATCTACGTGTCAACTCCCGACCATGGATAACCCAATGGGTAATATGCTTTTGTCTGATTTTAGTGATCGACCGGATAGACCGTCTGCGTGTTATCACACATCGGTTCGTCGAGAGCTCGATACAACTTTGAATGGACGTATGAAGTATTCACCCGGGCGGTCCAGGACGGCCTTGCCACAGTATCAAGTGAATGCGATGGCGAGACAATTTGTGAGTAACCCGGTGACAACCGCCGCGGGAGATCAAACTGGGTTTGCCGAATGGTGTTATGGTAAAAAGTTCCAGCCAATGTGCAAGTCTGATACGACACACTGTGATCCGAATGCCCGAGGCACACAACTTGAGGCATTTGCAGGTCTTGATCCATCTGGACGAGGACGTCAAGGAAATAGGTTTTCTCAAAGTATGCCCTAATAAAAAATATCAAGTAATGTTAAATGGCATACCAGTTGCAACCAGGTCTGACTCTTTTACAGCATGATGCAGTCCCGATCGTCAAGGCGACAGAAGAAGTTTTCGTGTACCCTCAACCGAGTGCCCTTAACTATTGCTGCCGCCCCTCGACGATGATTTATGGTACAGCTCCGTATATGGCGGGTAAAGGTTCACCGGCTCGTTACATTGAAGTGAGTGATCAACTTCGTCCTCAGTCCACGACGCGATTCGGTAAGGTGTTGGTGAAGCCTCATGAGAGTGGCTACTTCCCATTGAATGATACCGTCTGTAACGTACCGCTTCGTACATTGAGTTATGAACCCGCGAGTACCCGCGCTTTCATCCAGAACAGTATGTTTAATCAGCGATACATGCAATAATAAAAATGTTAATAAGAAGTAAGAATGGCAGACCCCGTGTCAGTGTTGGCTGTCGCTGGATTAATTTATGCCGGTAGAAAGCTTAGTCAAGTTCCAGAGCAACCACCTAAACAAGTTGTGGTTAATCAACCCGAACTTTTTGAAACTGAATTCGAGGACATTGAATTCACAGATCCTTTTAGAGATAGAAAATCGGAGATTGATTCGTTTGCTGTCATCGCACCACAAAGTAGAACGGGTGGTCAAGAACTTTTGGAAATGCGAGGACGTCTTTACGATCAAGGTCGCATGAATAACCTTTCGCCAGTCGAAAAGAAATTAGTTGGACCAGGTTTGGGTGTGGGACCGGATATCGAGTCATTTGGTGGGTATCAACAAGTGTTTCGGGTAAATCCCATTAACACAGGCGCGTATCGTCTTACGACTCTCCCAGGTCGTACCGGTCCAGCCGTTGATACTCGCGGTGGCCGTCGTGGAGAGATTGGTGAAGTTGGTTTCAATCGCCCAGAAAAAACCGCGTATCTTCCGGAACGTCGCGCGCCGGTTGGTGGTCGCGCGCAAGGTATGTCCGGGGCTGTTCCACGATCGTCTCACCAAAAAACCATGCGTACAACGAACCGTTCGGAAACCGGTCTCAGAACGGATGGTCTTGATAAGGCACCCGGGAAGCGTTTTATCTCGGGACAAACGATGCCACAGGCACCGACACGTAATAAGATGGATGTGAATGACGCTCAATTCATGCACGTGAATAATCCGTCTCCGGGTATTGCGAACTTCTATGGTGGTTACGTCAATGCTCCGGCCGCCATGATGAATAGCGAAGGTCCGGACGGTTCCGGGTATGGCGTTGATCAATATGTTGCATATGGTATGCGTCCAGATGAGCGTCGTTCTAAACCAAATCGTATGGGTAACCCAGGCCGTATGAATGTTCGTGAGAAGCCAATGAATCAACACGGTGTGTTGACAACAATTCGCCATGATAAGTCACGCATCGATGGTCGTTTGAATGCACCAAATGGTGGTTGGATGCAACATTACAAAGTTAATCCGTACAATGATCTTAATCCGTACAAGGGTCACCTCAATCCACACGTCACTGGTAATCGTTTGGACTTAGCCAAAAATCAATTAGCCAATAACCCATTCAATAATAGAATTAACTAAATAAAAACACCCATTAAAATTTTATACGCGAATTTTAATGGAGGTCCATACCTTAGAAATCGATAGTAGTGAACGTGATTATGCATCGTATCCAGACCCATCCGATTACGTGATAGATTTGAAAAACAGAATCTATGACATCAGGAAGATTACTTTAGTTTCTGCTCGAATTCCGAATAGTCAAACATTGATACATGCTCGTAATAATACGTTCAGTATCGACGGAACTGATATCGTCGTACCAAATGGGTTGTATACAACGGGTGACGTGTTAGCTGTCGCGGTGAGAGACGCCATAAATCAGCATTTCAGTTACACCGTCGAATATAATTCAAATCTCAACTCTTTAGAATTTACAAATGATAGTGTAAGTGGTTCTGATACACTTGAATTTGGTGATGGTACACACGCGAGAATCAAAACAGGTACAGATGATGCTTTATCTAATCTCGCGACACTCGAATACACAACGCCCCACCAAGTTTTTGGATTTTTACCACAAAATATTACGGTCAATGCAGGCGAAACGGTGACATCCGGGAGTATAAATCTCGAGGGTCCAAACTCGTTGGTTCTTCGACTAAGCTCCGGTTCCGATAATTTTAACAAAGATATCTACATTCGAGAACCGTTTTATACGAGTCATATTCTTCTGAATGGTCCATTCATGAACTTTTCAGTGGCAGACGATCCCGTCAAACATGACTTTTTCAGTGGTCCACAAAAATTTATTGAAAGTCTTCGATTACAGTTCTTTTATATGAGTAATGGTCGTCTCATACCCTATGATTTCAGAAATCAAGATCATATTTTGAAATTTGAAATTCAGTGTAACACGGGTAAATTCAAGTCTAATACAGGTGATACAGTACCTGATGTTGGTGTTTTACCACCGCCTATAAGCATCCCGGATTTAGAGGATCCTTATAGATGGAAACAATATGTATTGATTTCAATCATTATTTTCATTGGTGTGCTTACATTGGTGGTCACACGTAAACGACTTTAACGGGTGATGGCATACACTGGGGCACCCGGCTTCGTGACCTTGGTCGGAGAAAGGCGGGAAATCACCAAGTACACAATCACCGAAAGGAGGGTCGTGAACAAAGCCGTGAGACCATAGTGGAGGCCGCCGTTCTTCTGGACACGGACGAGTTGGTTAATCGACCAACGCACGAGGTCCAACCAAGAGATCGCAGCCGCGAAAGAGAAACCCGCGACGACGGAGTTCAAAGATTGAACACGGAGTTCTTCGGTCAAGAGCGTGACAGTTTCGAAAGCTTGGGCCGACATATTTGTTATATTACATAACTAGAAAATTATTCTGGAAGTAGTTCATCCTCTGACAGGATTTTTTTATATTTATCGGCATCTTTTGAGTAGCCTTTTGTCACCTGGGGACCTTCGTCGTCCTCATCGTCCTCGTCGTCTTCGTCCTCACTATCCGAGTCGACATCGAGGAGTTTAAATTCATCCGTTGACCAACCCACTGGCTCCATTACTATTAATAGCATTTTTTAACATCTCTTCTACCGGACTTTGGGGTGTCCAAGTATTCCATCGATCATATGATTCGTTGATGCGTTTAAAAAATTCATTATCTCCTGAATATCTTTCGAATGGAGGACATTCGTCTTCACTCACTTCTTCCAGATCATCTTCGTCTGAATCTTCCTCGTCATATATGTCTGGAAAAAGGGAACCAAGTGTTTCACCAACTGTGTACATGACACAATACTTGATCGCATATTCCATATCCTGAGCAAGGACAGTATTTCGACCACACGCCTTGGCATATTCACACGCCAATAGCATACTCTTTTCGAGCACGGGTGTCAATATGTCCATCATAGCATTCGATTGTCGCTCTTCAAAATCTCCCGAAGATTCACCAAAACCAGTTTTCATCATTTTGTATTGAATAGTACTCGTGTCATACCTTTATCTATTCTAAGGATGTTGTAACTTAAGGCGTAAATATCCATTTTTCTGTTTTTAGTCAGATTCTGTGTCACTTTCACTTTAGCGAGTTGATTATTGATGAGACTGAAGTTCATCTGACCCGTTGGGTAATGTTTTTCAGGTTCACATGCAAAACTATAACTATAGAATCGCCTGATCAGGGGTGTCTTTGAGTGATGAATTGCCGACTGAATCGCTTTTAAAAATATAAAATTACCGGTGTCCTCGTCTAGATATTGTGCTCCATCGAGTATCAATTCTAGACTTTTTAAATTTTCATAAAAGATGAGTTTATTTTCAACAGTGAGCGCGTCATTATCGTAGTCAAAAACGGATACAAAATCTTCGTATTGTTTGAGATTTTCGCGACGTATAACAAAGTATAATTCTTTGATGGGATTGATAAAGTCCATTTTAATTTTATGTTCCTCGACAGCTTTGGGAATATCAAATGTATTGTGTTGTATCTGTGTGATCACGTAGTCTTTTCTCGTGCTCTTCAAAAGACGTCGTTCAAGATCATCGAGATACACAACTCCTAAACAGACCTTACAGCTCAACATTTGTTTTGGGTACAATTGATTAGCGTCTGCAGATACAGTTATTTCCACGGTGTTCTGTTGTTTTACCAGTTCATAGACTTTTATTATATCTTTATTTGTTCCTGATATCATAGCGTAGTGACGTCCAGATTTATTCACATCAGCGACTCCTTGAGTAGAGTTTTCAGTTCTATATTGAATCCGATACCACACATTATTCTGAAGCACATAGCTTATAACGAATGTTCTATTAGTTGTGTTTTCATATGTTACATAATTCAAAGTATTCCCATCAGATGTCAATTCATGTTTCACAAAATTATCTTTGAGTGACGGAAATAAAGACGTTTTCAATTTCCAACCAACACCATCCGTTTCATATAAATATGTATACGTCGGTGTTACGGCTGAAATTATCGTATTGTCATCCGAAATCCCAAGTTCAAGTACATTTTCTAAAAATATTTTCAAACCAAACTTTGTGTTGTCAGTGTAATTATAAACCTGAATGTAGTTAGCTGACCAAGTAACATAAATACTTTTATCTTTGGAGACGAGATACACATCGCTCACATTCTTAGTCTGTACGGATTTATTACTTATGGTATAGGATCTTATATCCGCTCCAAAAATTATAATTTTATCTTCATTCTCACTGAACACTATATTTTTTATTGTGTAACTAGCCGATGTGACATCATATAAATCATATACTTCATTTTCGTTACCTGGTCCCACTGCATAATAGATGTTTTTGTAAATACCATCAATTATCTCATACATCTTGACACGAGAATTGGTTCCATTATAGAACGATGCAACCGCAAAATATTTACCACTCGGTGAGATATAAATTCTTTGAACATCTTCATTTGAATCCATGACAACTCGGGTTTTAATACCATTAATTATTATAGCATTTTCTGAAAATTGTGATGATGTATTCGTTCGTGTATACACAGCCAAACTGCTTATTGGACTTTGTCCCTTTATGACAAGTTCTAAACCGTTTTCACTTAACGCGACATGTGAAACTAATCGCGGGGAGATGGTTCTACTCGTATTCAAGGTGTATGTACTCGATTGATTTAATATAAATTGAAATACATTTTGTGTATCCAAGCCTTGATACCCGGCACCATATACAGCTCCACCAATGTTTGTAATATTTTCAATTGTTTTAATGACAATATCATCATAATTTTCAACGGTTCTCGTAATTTCTTGTATTTTTACATAATCGTTGCCGACTATGAATATTGTACCGAGGTCATTTATACGCGAGTACGTTCCGGTGCCTTTGTAGCGATATACTTCGACCCATAGCGCCGATATACTATCAAATGTATACACACGACCAGTACCCGTGCTTTCATTTGGATTAAATATGAAAATTGTATTACCGTCATTTGTTAATGTCAATTGCCGACTTTCATACACACCAATAGTTTGACCATACGGAGTCCATTCTTGATTTGAATATTGATATACAGACAATAATTTGTTATTGTATTGAAGTGCTATTTTACTTCCATCACCGGATAAAAATGCATTATCAAATGTGGTTGTATTGAAGCCGAAAAATGATGATCCATCCAATGTAGTCGTAACTCTCTTTAATATAGAATCATAAGACGCTCTAACATTTCCATCTCGCGATACAGCATATATTTTAGTGTCACTGGTAAATGTATACCCACTCCCATTCCATACCCAATATCCACTTCCCACTTGCACTATGACATTACCCGCGTCAGAAAATTTGACATTGGATATGTTTATGTTCGCATCACTTGCATTAT